AATGGAAACACATGAAACCTGGTTGAAAACTGACAAACAAAAAGTTGTTTTACCACCAGATGTCAATAATGAATTGCTTTATGACAATGACTTCAGCTTTTCACCGGATTTATCTTATGCTGTTGGTAAAATGCTTTCTGCTGAGATGATCAAAGCACATGCAGTCAATCATTTACATATAAATTACAAAAGAATATTGTCTGAACCTGTTGATTCATTTGCTAATAATAGAGGTCTGAGGCATCAAGGTAAAGATTTCTTCGGTCATAAAGGCTATTTTGTTGTTTACAAACAACTACTGGATGACAATTTGCCTAAAATTCTAGATATAATAAATGATGACACTAAAGATCATCCGACTAAATATAAAGAACTAAAGATGTTCAATAAAACCTTTAGTACCCAGCAACAGACAACTAAATTAGATAAAGTGGTCTTTCATGTTGTTGACAAAATGCAACGAGCAGGGAGTCGTGAAATTTATGTTATGGATTATAATACTAAATTATATCAAAATCCTATTGAAAAAATGTTTAAGCTCATCTGTAAATTTACTGAAAATGAGATTATATCTATCCCTTCCTCTAGAAGGACTCAATTGATCCACAAAAAGAATTTTGAGTACAAAAATGATAAATATCAAACTTACTTCTTAACTTATGATTGTAGGAAATGGGCTCCTAGAAGCAATACTGATAAATATTTACATATGCTTGATGGAATGAGAGAAGTACTCCCTGATGATTTCATTGAAGATGTCAAATTTTACTTTAGCAAGCATCAACAGAAAGAGATTAAGACTAGGATACCCATCTATGAACAATTAAACAAAAAAACACAGAATAGATATCAACACTTATTTACAATAAATGAGGAAGAGCAATCAGCATCATTTGTCATGCCCTATAGTTTTGTTATGGGAATTTTTAACATGTTAAGCAGTTTGTTTCATTCAGGTGCTCAATTGCTTATATCAAAATATGTATCGGAATTTGCTCATTCAGAAAATTATTTTGCAGAATTGAATATGTTAGCACATTCTGATGATAGTGGAGGTAGCTTATCGCTGATTGCCACAGACCCAGATATTAAAGCAGCC